TGATGACCACGCTGACCATTACTTTGCCCCACACGCCGCGCTGCCTGTCTCCGAATGCCAAGGCCCCTCTCACGCAGAGGGGGGCCATTGTGGCCGGGTACAAAAAGACGGCTGCCAAGAGCCGCGCCCGGAATATAGCCTGGGGCAGGACTTATGAAGCCCTGAATGGACGGAGGATGCAACCGACGCATTACCGGGTGGTCTGGTTTTTCAAGGGGCCGAAGCCGGACGCGGATAATTGCCTGGCGCGCTGCAAGGCGTATCTGGATGGAGCTTGCAAGGCCCTGGGGATTGACGACCGGACGCTGGATTGCGCCGGGATTGAGCGGATTCACGACCTGGGACGCGCCGGCAAGGTGGAAATCGTGTTTGAAAGGAGGGACGATGAAAACGCCTAAATGCCCTCTTTGCGGCACACCTTTGAAAGCCATACGAGGATATGATGTCCGAGGAATAACAACCGATTGGGTTGCTGGTTGCTACAACTGCTTCTTCCAGAGTTCCCATTTTTGGAAAACCAAGAAAGCGTGCATTGAAGATATGGATAGGCTTGTTTCTTTGTTTCCTCCCATCATGAGGGTCTGGCCGGGGGACAAGCTCGTATATAGTAGCAGTATTTATCCCGTTACGATTGTCTCTAAGGACCTTGATTTATGCAAAATAACCGTTCGCGACTACGCAGGAAATGCTTCCATCATTTACTGTGATGAGGTGGATCAATGGCCCTGGGAGATTGAGCAGAAAGGAGTCCAGCAATGATAATTATTGATTTATTCGATATTTTAATATTTTCAATTTTAGTTATATTATTAGTTATTCTTATCATTCAATATATTATATACAAAATAAAAAAATGAAACTGACGTCTGAACAGAAAGCTTTTTACGAATACGGGCGCGCTCGCGCTTGGCTCAAAGCGCACAGATTAAAAGAGTTGCTTGTTGATGTGCCCGATATGGGGCTTTCCTTTTGGCATATGCAGCGCAACATGTGCGGATTAAATGCACTCATCCGCGACGCATGGCAGAAGCGGGCCGCGTGCCGGGTGTGGCAGGTTAAAGAGAGGTACTGTGGGAATTGTAAATATTCAGACTATTCTGAATGGGATGTTCCATGTTGCGAATGCTCTCATGCCAATATCGCAGAAATCATGGACCGCTGGGAACCGAGAAAGGAAGGGGAATCATGAAATACCTCTTTGACCTGCCACCCCGTGATCATGCACGGAAACCCTATGCCGCGGGACTGCCCCCGGAAGTGGATGCCTGGGCCAAGGCCAACAAGCACCGTATCGGAACGTATCGATCTTGGTGCAGGCCGCAATATTCCGTTTTTATCGGGAATGTCGATATGCTCCAGGAATTGTGCAACCTGTATGATGACTATGGGTTTATTGCCTACGGCAACACCAAGGGCGCTGCCGTTCAGCAGCTTTACAACAATCTCCAAATGCGAAAAGCCACGGTGGAAGATGCCTTGCGTTTCCTGCTGGGCTATTTGCAAGACCCGCAAGAGGCCAAGAAATACGTCGCGGCGTTTGGCGTGGATATGGCGGCGGACGGAAAGGAGGGGGAATGAAAGCCATTCTTGACGCCTGCTGCGGCTCCCGCATGTTCTGGTTTAACCGCCGCCATCCTGACGTGGTGTTCATGGACCGCCGGGAGGAAACACACACGCTTTGCGACGGGCGCACTCTGGAAATCAAGCCGGATGTCGTCGGAGACTTCCGGGCCATGCCTTTCAGTGACGGGGCGTTTCGCCTTGTCGTGTTCGACCCTCCGCACCTGATTCACGCCGGGGAATCGTCCTGGCTGGCCAAGAAATACGGAAAACTGGATCGGAAGACATGGAGGGATGATTTGAAGGCCGGATTCCGGGAGTGTTTCCGGGTTTTGGAACCGGGCGGCGTTCTGGTGTTCAAATGGTGTGAGGATCAGGTCAGCACGGCAGAAGTGTTGAAGCTGGCCAGCCATGAACCTTTGTTCGGACACCGCCGCGGGAAGACCGTCTTCCTGGTCTTTATGAAATCTACAACCCCCAACTGACGCTTTTTTGATATGGCCGGAGACTGGATCAAAGTGGAAAAAGAACTGAACGATAAGCCGGAAGTGCGCCGCATGGCCCGCGCTCTTCATTTATCCAGGTTCGACATTGTAGGACGTCTTGTTTCCGTATGGTCCTGGGCGGACACTCACTCTTTCACAGGTTCCGGGATGGACATCTCGGAAGAAGACATTGACGACATTGCGGACCTGAACGGTTTCGCCGATGCGCTTCGCCAGGTGGGCTGGCTCAAGGGACGCGCTGCCTCCCTTGAGTTCCCCAACTTTGGACGGCACAACGGCCAATCCGCGAAACGCCGCGCAATGGAAGCAGAAAGAAAACGCCTGGAAAGAATGGGTTACGACGATAATGCGGACAAACGTCCGCACAGGAAGCGGACAACATGCGGACAACATGCGGACCAGAGAAGAGAAGAGAAGAAAGAAAACATTGTCCCTCTAACGAGGGCCAATGAAAAAGAAAAACGCGCCATTCCGTTGCCGGAGACGTCCGAAGAGGTGGAGGATTTCCTGACAGCAGAGGCCTTCAAAGGGGCTCTTCCTCTTCAACATTCCGATGTTAAACAAATTGCCTTGCTTTTCTTCAACGACCGGGAAGCTTCCGGATGGGTAGACAGGCAGGGGGTGCCGGTAGCCAATTGGCGGGCCGCTGTGAGGGCGTTCGCTTTGCGATACCTCGACAACATCCGGAAAAGAAACACTCCGGAACCACAACAAACTACTCAACAATCAAAAACTTATGGCTATTAACATTAACATGAACAATGTACATTCCGCCGCCGCCCTGTGCGACGACCAGGAAATAGCCGGGATCCTGAACCGCCTGGAAGCCTTGGTAACGGACGACCCGGAAACGGAGGAACGCGCCGCCCTGGAGGCAGCCATGAGGGAAGAACTGCAGCGCCGGGAGGACGAGTTCTGCCTTCTGTCATCTTCCGGATTCCCGCGCCGGGCCCTTCATGCCCTGGATACGTTGCCGGACGGTGAAACGCCGTGGAAAGCCGCCAGGCGTCGCGTAAGCGCGCTGGTGAAAACGCCCGGCGCGATTGTAGCGCTGCATGGCCCATGCGGCACAGGGAAAACCGTCATGGCTTCATCCATTGCCCGTGGGCTGACGCGCCTTGGAAGGTCTTGCCGGTACAGCAAGGCTTATGATTTTTGCCTTGCCCTGCGTCAGGACGAAAAAGCTCGCGAAAAGGGCGTGATGTCCCGTTTCAAGCGGCCCTACTTTCTCGTTCTTGACGAGTTCCACGAGCTGAAGCGTTCAGACTTCGCGGCCTACTCAATCGATCGGCTGGTAGATGCCCGCTTCCAGTCAGGGAAACCCACTTGCATCATATCCAACCTCCGGGCGGAAGAGGTTGAACCTGCGTTGGGTCCCGCCATTGTCAGCCGGATGCATGAAGCTGGAGGCGTCATCACCTGCGAATGGTCTTCTTTCCGGGAATTGAGAGAAGAAGCGGAACAGGGAGGATGAAGGAAAATCAGCGGGGGAGATTTTTGGTCGTCCCTCGTTCCATGATTAAATTCATCAGAAGATCCATCGACGGACTCGTTTTTCTGGACCCGCCCAACCATTGCCACACCGCCATTTCCGTCACACGCAACATTTGCGCAGCCTTTTTGACCGCAGAAGTTTTGGATCGCAAATGGTATCTGGACTGCACCCAATCAACAAATTCTTGAATAGTCATAGCTGTGCCAGGGCGGCATGCACCGCCCTGGAATCATGGTTAGAGGGCTTCAACGCGGTCGGAGTCCTGGAACCAGTTAAGGTTTTCCGGGTCTATCTCTTCACCTTTCACCTGCGTGAAAGTCATGAAGATTTCCACGGGGTTTCCGTTTTCGTCTTCCGCGTCGTTGTAGCATCCGGCAAAAAGACGATTGGTTAATTCCATTTGGCGAGCAGCATAGTAGGTGTGTCCTTCAAAATCATAGCTACCGAATTCGCGTTCAAGCGCGCTCAGATTGATTTCTTCGCCGTCTTCCGTGGTGATGATTTTGTTGTCGTTCATTGTCTTGTTCTTTCTGATTTGGTTTTGGATTGTGTCTTCGTTCGGTCCCTTACCTCCCGTCAACAAGGTCAATATACTAAACAATGTTTAGTATAGCAAGAGAAAAAATGAAAAAAGAAGATTTTTTTCGTTGTCGTCCTCCATCAAAAAATGATAGGAGGAGGCGTTCTTTCTGAACGTTCAGCCCTTCGGGGCTGTGGATTAAAACGATCGCAAGATCATCCGGGCGGCAACGCCCATTTCCCTTAAAAAGGGGCGGTTTTTTTCGAAGCCGCCCCTTTTTTATTCCGGGACGGATGGAGCCTCCAGGATCCGCCATCCGGCCCCCGTGCCGAATCAAGAACAAACAACGCGCTTGAATTGGATATCCGTTGCCTCCTATAATAGAGCCGCAGGAAAAATAAACCTATTACCAAAAGAAAACCGGGGCGGCCGAGCCTCTACACCGAAGAATTGGCCGCCGAAATAGCCTCCCGCCTTGCCAACGGAGAAACCATGAAATCCATCTGCTCCGATGACCACATGCCGGAGGTCTGGACGGTCTGGAACTGGCGTGAAACAAAGCCGGAGTTTTCCAAACTCATTCAACGCGCGCGGGAAGCGCAGTCGGAAGCTATGATTGACGCCTGTCAGGAGCTGGCCGACGAAGCCGCGAAAGTCGCCCTTGACCCGGAATGCGGCTCCGCCTCCGTCGCCGCGAAGAAGCTCGCCATTGAAACCCGGCTGAAAGTCGCCGCCCGCTTCGCGCCGGAGAAATTCGGAGACCGGGTCCGCCAGGATGTCGCCGGCGTTCCCGGCGCGCCGCTGGAACGGAAAATCACGCTGGACCCCGATCAGCTAGCCCAGCTGCAGGAAGACGAGAAAACCGCGCTGGAAACCATCGCCGGCAAACTCCATCCCTAACCCGTCAGGACACGAATCCCCGTCAGCTTCTTCTTGCGCCATATCCTCCGCCTTGACCCCTATCCATGGCAGGTGGAGTCCATCAAGGCGTTGTCCCTGGGTAAGCTGACCCTGGGAGGGAAAAGCGTGGCTCTGGTCGCTCCTAACGGATCCGGCAAGACAAGCAACTGCATCGCTCCCGCCATCCTGTACTTTCTCACCTGTTTTCCGCGGGGACAGGTCCCCGTTACGTCCTCATCGTGGATGCAGGTGGAAAAGCAGCTCTTTCCCGCGCTCCGCCGCTACATGGACAATCCTTTCTTTTCCGGCTGGACCTTCAACAAGACGGAGATCCGCACGCCGGAGGGAGGCTTTGCCGTGGGTTTCTCCACCGACAACGCGGGACGTGCGGAAGGATGGCATCCAAAAATCTCGCCCGACGTGGATCCTGTCTTTTACGTCCTGGACGAGGCCAAAACCATTCCGGACTCCATCTTCACCGCCGTTTCCCGCTGCACGCTCTTTCACGCGTTCATCACCTCGTCGCCGGGCGCCGATTCCGGCACCTTCTACGACTGCTTTCACAAAAATTCATCGCTCTACTACAAAATCCGCGTCAAATACGAGGATTGCCCGCACATTGAAATCAACGACCCGGGCAAGGCCGAACGCCTGAAAAAAGAATATGGTGAGCAGTCCTCCTTCTACCGCTCGGCCATCCTTGGTGAATTCACCGACCTTGACGGACAATCCGTCATTTCCCGCCGCGCTCTCATGGAGCTGGTCAACAACCCGCCTCCCTTCCTGGACACCGGAGAGACCTGCGGCGGCTTCGACTTTGCCGCGGGAGGCGATGAAAACGTCTTTGCGGCCGGGCAGGGCAACCGTTTTTTCATCGCCGACCACTGGTCCGACCCGGACACCGTAGGAGCGCGCGGACGTTTCCGCCGGAAGGCCGCCGAACTCGGCATCTCTGCCGACCGCATCTTTGCCGACGGCGACGGCCTAGGGCTCCCCATCATTGATGACTTCCGCGCCGAGGGCTTTCCGGTGCACTCCTACCGCGGCGGGTTTCCGGCGGATGACACACAAGCCTTTGTCAATCTGCGAGCCCAGGCATGGCGGGCTCTCGCCCGCGCCATCGAAGAAAAAGAACTCATCCTCGACATTGACGAGGATACGATTGAGCAGCTGGTTGCTCCACGACTCCAAACCGACGCAATAGGCCGCGTCCGCATTGAAAGCAAAGAAGATATGGCAAAGCGGGGCGTTCGTTCCCCAGACCGGGCCGACGCCCTTGTGATGGCCTGGCACGCGCGCCGGAACAGCGGACTGGCGCGGACGCTGGGAGCCTGGTACGCCCGTCCCGTGTCATCAAAACGCGCTTACGGGAGATATTAGGGTTGACAACATATCAAGATATCAATATATGACGATATGTAAGCAATCGCAGGGTGGTGAAACGGTATCACGCGGGGTTCCTGTCCCCGAATCGAAGGTCCAACTCCTTCCCCTGCAACCACCTTTTCTTTAGCCTCAGGTTTAACGCCGTCAAAAATATCCTCAACGCCCCGAAGCTGGTAGCCCAACAGGAGACCAGAATCAAGGAGCTTGAAACGGACCTGGCCCGGCGAGCGTTGACGGAACAGAGCCGGAAGCCTAACCAGCCTCAATGGTACGAATATTGGGACCCGTTACAGGGCGCCGACCTGCAAACCCTGATTGACGCCCGGAACGAAGCGCGGCGTGGAGCCTTTGCCCGCCAAATGCTCATTTGGGACGAGGTCATCTACTCGGACGGCTTGATGGGCATGCTCTATTCCCGGCTCATTGAAAGCGTCTCCATGCAGGGATGGAAGATTGACGCCGCGGACGACAGCCCGGAAGCCCAGCGTCAGCAGAACGCGCTGGAAGAATTCTATCACTCCGTCACCGGACTTCAACAGGCCTTTGGGCAGTTGGCCTCCGCTATGTTTTACGGGTACGCCCACCTCCAATACATCGAAGATTCCTGGGGCCGCCGCTTTGAATTCATCCCGCAGCGATACTGGGTGCGGCCCGGAGAGCTGAACGAATGGCAGTTTAATCCCCAGTGCTACATCGGGGTCGACACGGGCGAGAGCGTAGAGGAAGAAACGCTCGTGGTCATGGAGCACCGGAACCCCATTCTTTTTCCGGCAACCCGCGCCTCTTTTGAGCGGAATCACGCCAAAGTTACGTGGGACAACCATATGGACCGCTACGGGAGCGCCCCGGTCATCATCACGGCGCCCAAGGACGCGAGCGCCGCCGTCATGGACGCGCTGGAACGGGCCTGTGAGGAACTCAAATCGGGAGCCTCCATTGTGCTTCCTCCCGGCTGCACCGCCGAACCGTTGAAAGCCTCCAACATCAACGAAAACTATTTCCTATCCCGAATCAACATGTCCGACAAGGACCAGGTGCGGTTTGTAATGGCCGGCACTCTGACCGTCCTGAATGAATCAGGATCCGGCACGCTGGCCGGGGGAGCGCACACGGATAGCTGGAATTCGGTCGTCTCCGCGGTCTGTTCCAAGGTCGCCGAAGCTTTTAACGCCGCCATCAGCCCGCTTGTCCTGGGAGACGGCGAACCGCTGGCCCGCCTCCACATCACTTTTGACACCGTCCAGACCCCGCTGCAGAAAGCCGAGGAAATCGCCGCGCTTGCCGACGGAGGCGTCCGCCCCGAGAAGACCGAGATTGAAGAAAAGATCGGCATGTCGATCGAGGACACGCAGGACCCCGTTCCGGTGACGGCGGCGGCCAACAGGGAACCGGAAAAAGCACTCATTCCGCCCGATGCTTATGAACAGCTTCAGCAAATGATTTACGCCGGACTCATGAAAGGATTTACCGATGATCAGCACGAAACAAATCAATGACCTGTCCCGACCCGCCAACGGCTGGTTCCACGTTGAGAAAAGCGGAGACCATGACGTTGACTACGGCGAGGGTCCCGCCGTGTTGCGCATCGACGAGCAGGCGATCCGGGACATGGTGGACGACTTCAACGCCCGCACCTTTGACGGCCCGGGCATGCTCATCGACGGCGACCACCTGAGCCACGACCTTTCCCGCGATACTCGGGCCCTCGGATGGCTCAAGAGGCTGGACACCTACCGCGACCCTTCCGGCACGCTGGAACTCTACGGGTTCATCGAATGGACGCCGCGCGGCCTGAAGATGCTGCAGGACAAGGAATACACGCAATCATCCACCGAATATGGCGAAGGCATGACTTTGACGGACGGCGTCTACCGCCCGTCGCGTCTGACCGGCTTCGCTCTGACCAACCGGCCGCGCATCAAGGGAAAGCGGCCTCTGGTCAACCGACAGACTTCCCCCGCCTCCGACGAGGCCGGGGGCGACCCCAAAAGCCCCGAAGAGGGGGAAACAACCCAGAAAACCAATATGGAAAACGACGATAGAGAATATCCGTCCAAGGAGATGGACAAGGCCCAGCGGGCCCTGTTCGACTCCCTGCTTGACAAGCTGGATGTCGAATTTGACGGCACCGACGACATGAGCAGGGCGATCCTCGGACGCCTTGATGAACTGCTCTCGCTGGAAAAGCGTGAGAAAGACCACGTGAACGCCGAAGTGGACGACGCCGTCAGCACGTACGAAAACGCGCTGGACGAGGAAGAACGCGAGGAATTCACGGAAGAACGCCGGGAAGAGCTGAAAAACTCTCTCCGGGAAAGCCCCGCCGCGCTGAACGCTTTTATCCGTGCGCTCAACCGCCAGACTCCGCCCAAAAAACCGGATCAGGAGGAAAAGAAGGAACTGCCGAAAAGGACGCCTCTGAACCGCCGCGCGACGCTGAATCCCCCTGACCCATTCCGCAAGAAGGAATCCATTGACGGATTCAACAACCGCGTCAACGAACTGATCAAGGACGGCATGAAGCGCTATGACGCCTACCAGAAAGCGACCGAAGAAGGCTTCATCGTCTCCGCCAACCGATAACTTAACCCATATCAACCAATGCCATCACTCAACGTAACCCAGAAAAGCGCCATCGTCTATTTCAACGCCCCTGAAGGCGTTGACCTGTGCGGACAGGAAGGAACCGTCGTGGCGCTGACCGCCAATCCTGACATCCCCGAATTTGTCGGAACTCCGTTGTCCGCCATCCCCACGCAGACGCAGCTGCTCGGCGTCGTCCTGCAGGGACAGCCCAACAAGGGAACCTGCGTCGCCGCGCTCGTCGGAATGTATGCCGGCCTGATCAAGGCGGCTCTATCCGACACGCCCGGAACCATCAACGCCGGAACGCCCGTCACCATCACGGCCAACGGGACATGGAAGGCCGCCGCCAGCGGCGACACCGTCTATGCCCGCGTTATTCATGCCCAGTGGGAACAGGGCCTTGTGGAAATCGGCTTCGTTCCGTCCTACCAGGTCGCCGCAGCCTAACTATTAACCCCAACCAACAGAAAGACCAAGAACAAGGGCTACTCCATTTTGCTCCGCCGTTCAGTTCACCGATGTCCTGACCTCCTATTCCGCGGGGTCCGGGAACACCGAAGAGAACTCCATCATCAGCCGCATCGCTCCGATCGTCCCGGTCTATGACCTGAATTTCCAGTACAAGGTCTGGGACACGGAATCGGCCTTCACCGTCCAGCCCATCCAGGTGGGGCCGGGCGAACCTCCCCGCCAGACCGTCCTGCGCGGAAGAAACGAAACCGACACCCTTCAGGGCTACGGCTTGACGCTGCCCATCCCTGACGCCTTGCTGGGCGTCAACCGGGAAAAGGCGCAGGCCATCACCCTGGCGGAATACAAACTCATCGAATCCCAGTTTGTGACGTCGTACGAATACGAACGCGCCAAGCTTCTGATGAGCCAGCTTCCGGCCGCTTCCGGGATGGGTGACTGGGCCAACCAGCAGAAAAACCCGTTGGCGGATCTGGACCAGGCGATCCTGTCCATCAACGCCGCAACCGGACACATGCCGAACACGATTGTCTTCGGCATCAACGCATGGCAGCTGCTTCGCTCCAACACGCTCGCGCGTCAGGTGGTTTCCTTCAACAGCGTCGGCCTGTTCAACGAAGACCTTCTTCGCATGGCTCTGATCCGGCCCATCCGGGATATTTACATCGCCTCCATGCCGTACCGCGACGCTTCCGGCGACGCGAAAACCATCATGGAAAACGAAGTCTATGTCCTGTACAAGGAAGACTCCCCGACGCAGTTCGACGCCTCCGCCGTCAAGACCTTCGGTCTTTCCGGCAAGCTTCGCCGAGAAGTCATTACCGAATACAAGCCGACGCCGGCCTTGACGCTCGTCACAAACCGCGTCTACTCGCTGACCAAGTTGACGAACCCCAGCGCCATCGTCCGCATCGACGCGACGGCCACCGGCGATTAACCCTAACGCCCGCCTCCATCATGTCCGCCTTTCCTGCCTGGTCCACGATTTCCACCGACGAAGCCGATCGGCTGCTCGGTCTCAACACCGCCGAACGCGATGCCCTGGTAACAGCCGGGGAACAGCGCAGCCTGGACTACCGGGATGTCATGATGGAGGCGGTCAACGATGTCTGCATGACCATCCGCGGGGCGCTGGCCAACAACCTCGCCCTGCGGCAATCGCTCCAGAACAGCGGCATGTACGACATTCCGCAAAGCATGCGGTCCCTGGCATGGCCGCTGATCATCCGGCAGCTCTACCTGCGCTACCAGCTCAACCTGACCGAGACGCGCCAGAAGGCCGCCGAATCGGCGGACGCGATGCTGGCGCTCTACGCCAAAGGGGACATGCTGCCGGAAAGCGTGGACGGCTCCGCGCCCGCGGATCCCGCCTACATGATGCCGCGCTACACGCGCCGCCCCTGGTTCAACCCCATGCGAAGCACCTACCGATGATGACCGCCGCCCAAATGGAGATGATCGACAACGACTACGCCGAACGCGCCTTCTTCGTGTCCGGGGTGGAACCCGGCGTCATCCTGTCCGATTTTGAGGACAAGGCGTCCCAGGTCGCCTCGGGGGCCTTGAGCTACGAGGAAGCGCAGCGGGCCATCCGCGAAGCCCTGCGCCAGCAGGGCTACCGCCCCCCGGCGACGGGGCAGGGAGGCATTCAGGATTTGTCCTCATGGGTCCGCATCCAGGTCGTCATGGAAACTAACGCGGCCATGGCTCACGGCTACCGGAACTGGTATAACTGGATGCAGGACGAAGACACGGCCGCCTTCAAATTTTACCGCTCCCAGGGGCGGGAAGACCCGCGCTATTGGGCCGAACGCTGGAACCGTGCCCGGGCCGGGCTGGAAGAAGAAGCCACGGAAGCGGTATCATCCGGCTTCATCCGCGGGGAAATCGTCGGCTATGCGCTGGCGGCCTCCGATATCTGGATCCGCCTTTCGCGCTTTGGCACGCCTTACCCGCCCTTTGACTACCTGTCCGGCATGAACATTGCCCCCGTGGGCGCCGAAGAAGCCCGCGCGGCCGGGCTGGCCGTGTCGCGCGTCCGTCCCGCTCCCCCCAGCTTCAACGCAACCTTGGAAAGCAACGCCAAAGGCGTGACGGAATCCAACAGGAACAAGATCCGCCGCATCCTGAAAGACGCCGTGCGCGTCAAGACCGGGAACGACGGCAATACCACCTTTGCCTACACGGACCCGAACGGCACGCGCCCTTACACGGACGCGGAACTGGCGGACGTCCTGTCCGGGGATTTCCCGGAAGAGATCCCCTTGCGCCAGGCCCAGGCCTTCAGCCTGGCGGCAGCCGGGGGAGCCGTGGCCGGAACGCTGGCGGCCCTCTACCTGGACCGTCTGCTGGACCGCCTGTCCTCCGAGCCGGAAGGCGTCTGGTACGCCCGGCCCGCAGACGTGGCCGCCGCGACCTCCCGCCAGTATATCCCCGTTTCCCCAAAGGAAGAGGGGGAATTCACCTGGCGCCTTAATTCCGGGCACGTCAAGAAAGTGGAAGACGTTGCCGGAGCCCTCCGCGTGGAACTGCCTACCCCTTACGTTTTACCCTCCAAATGGCTGTAACCGTCCATATTGACCAAACCGCGATTGACCGGGCGTTTGCCGACATGGAGCCGTCCGCGGCCCGGCACAAAACCGCCATCCGCAAGGCCGGCGTCGCCCTGAGCCTGCTTATCCAGGAAACCCTGCGCCAGCAGGGCAAGGACTACTACGACGGCGCGGCGGACGCCACCACCATGGAAGAAACCGCCGAGGGCGTCAGCGTCTCCATCGCCTGGCGCGGCATCGGTCTTCACTGGATCGGCACGCAGGGTTATCTGGGCGGCCCGCTCCGGCCCACGGGGCGCACCTCGGAAATCACCGGGAACCCGATCCGGAACCTGGCCATCCCTACCATCAACGCCCCCCGCGGCCATGGCGGGGCCCGGAGCATTTACAGCGCCGGCTTCCGCCGAGAGGACTTGCAATTCATCCCCTCCAAAAACGGAGGACGCAACGGCAATGTGACCGGCGTCCTCATCCTCAAGACGGCACAATCATCTACCGGAAAGAAAGCGGCCCGCAAGCTGTTCCGGCAGGGAGCCAGAACAGGCGACGTGCTCTACGTGCTGTGCCGCGAAGTCACGATCCCGCCCACGCCGGGAATTCTCCCGACGATGGACCGGATGGCGCAGCGCGCCGCGGAAACCTACCTCGCCAACATCGGAAACGAACCATGATCCCTTCCATCGACCAGACCATGTGCCGGCGCATCATTGAGCGCCTGAAGAACCTGGGAGCCCTGAACTGCCACATCTTCGAACGTCCCTTTGACCCACAGTACGCCGCCAACGACATCATCATGTCGGCGATGGGCAACAACGGCGTTGTTCTGGTGTGTCCCGGGGACGCGGCAGAATACCAGGACGGGCACGGACAAACGGAAGCGCCGACGATGTGGCGTCAGTATTTCATCATCGCCTCCATTTATCACAACGCGTCCCTGTTCCCGGCGGCATGCCTGACGCCTGATTATTATCTTCGGGCGGTGGGGGACGTGATTGAAGAAGCCCTGTGGAACTGGAATCCTCTTCCCTTTTCCGCACCGGCGATGATGAAACCCAAAATCAAAGGCCGTTTTTCCTCCTCCGCCATCATTGACGGCGAGAAGAGGCAAATGAACGTTTTGACCGTGGATTACCGTGTCCCGGTTAATATTAACATGAGAAACCATCCGCAATTCAATGAACACATCAACAACTGACAAGAAGGCCGTGCGGAAGAGCGCCCCGAAGCCGGACGAATCTTCCGAAACCGCCGGCAAAACGCCGGCAACGACCAACGAAAATAAGAAAACCACTGACAAGAAGGCCGTGCGGGTCATTCGCACCCGCGCCGAACTGGACGGAGGGCTGGTTCTCAGCCTCTCCATGAAAACCGACACCCCGGAACTTCCCGCGCCCGTCGCGGAAGCTCTGTCCACCCTCAACCTCGTTGACATCAAATGAGCAAAGCAACTGCATCAAACACCGAACCGGAGAAGAAGACGGAGCAGGCCGCCGTCATCGACACGAACATTCTCATTCTCGCCAAAGAAGTGAGGATAGGGCGCTCAACCTTCTTGAAAGGGGCGCGCATCCGTGCTACAAAAGAACTCGCCGATAAACTGGAAGCCGACGGCAAGGCATCCATCATCTACTAACCATTTCCAGCACCAGGGCTACTACATACGATCCCACATTCACAAACCGCAATGTTACGCCGCAGATTACCGGCGTTCTGGCGATTTTCCTCCCCGACGGCATCAAGGTGACCGAAGACGGGGGAGTTTCCTACGTCACCGGGCCGGACCAGTTTCCGACGCCTCCCACGGCTCCGCCCGCCGATCCGACAGCCGGGCCTGAACAGCCCTGGGTGAGTTTCGGGCTTTTGGGGGCTTTCCAATCCGTCGCAACCCAGGTCGAAGGAGAAGTGACGCGCTTTTACGGCGGCGCGCTGGGCTACCGCCAGCAGCGCAAGAACACGACGACCGGCAAGCGGATGACCTTCACCACGCCGGACATGTCCCCCGAATGGTTCCAGCTGTCTTTCGCTCTGGGAGCGCCTCCCTCCAATGGAGAGGAATCGACTACCGTCGGACATGGCGGCGACAACAAGATTGAGGGGTATCTTCACTTCTGGTATCAGAACGACGTGGGTACTATCTATCTGGTCGGAACGGCGCATGGCGCCTTGCGCCTCCTGCAGGACCCCGAACACACCACGGCGATTGCTTCACCCCAGTTCGAGTTCGAGATGGATTATCGCGGCAAGTACCAGTTCACGCCCTCCAATGTGCAGGACGAGACGCCGACTCCGGGTTCCTGACGCGTTTCACCAGGGGGCGCGCTGCGCCCCCGCATCCTCTTTTTTCCCAGGCAGCAGGCAGGCAAATACGATATCCGGACCGTCACGGGGCTGAACCAGTCGCTGGTCGTCCGTGTGGTAGATTTTCAGGGGGATCCCGTCGATATGAGCGGCGTCACCCTCCGCGGCGCTGTCCGTCTCAAGACAGGCGTCGCCGAGTTCGGCTTTTCCCGCGACGATGAGGGTAACGGCGTAATTTCCTGGGCTTCGGTTCCCGCGGGCATGTGGTCCTATGACGTTTTCATGGACGACGGCAGCGAGGAAAGCCCGCTCCTCTACGGACGCTTTGTTTCTTCGGGCCGGGTGACGCCGGACTTGCCGGACGAACAGCAGGCCGTGGCGGGCGCGGTCGTCGTGCAGCTTCCGGAAGGAAGCGGCTGCGTGCAGGTCATGCTTGACAACGCGTCCAGCGCCGCCTGGTACGCGGAGCAGGCCAAAAAGTACGCCGAGAATTTTAATCTGTCCGTGGGTCAGGTCACCACCGGGGAACCGGGGACGCCCGCCAACGCGGAAGCCGTCAAGGGGTCCGAAGTGGGATACTATCTGCTCAATTTCACGATTCCCCGCGGGGATGTTGGTCCTCAGGGACCGTCAGGCCCGCAGGGTGAACGTGGAGAAACCGGCCCCGAAGGGCCGCAAGGTCCACGCGGCGAAACCGGGGAACGCGGGCCGCAGGGCGAAACCGGGGAGCAGGGACCGAAGGGAGATACAGGACCGGCGGGGCCTCAAGGCCCGGAGGGCCCCCAGGGCCCGGAAGGTCCGGCAGGACCCCAGGGACTACAAGGGGAAAAGGGAGAGCCCGGGACGCTGACGTCCAACGTCGGCGACGTCAACATCGGGGGAGCCCTGACCGCTGAATCGGCTACTATCAACGGGCCTCTGGTTGTCAACAACCCGGACGGAAGCGGAAGCGCCGGGACCCTGAACCAGATTTACGGAATTACCCGGTTTTATCAGTCCGTTGATCTCCAATCGGGCGGCTGGCTGCGAGGGACATTCATGTTAGAATCCGGCATCCTGAATATTTCCCAGGGCGCCAGCTTCAACTGCGCGGGGGCGTCCACGTTTTCAAGCACCGTCAACGCCAACGGCGGAGTCAACATCCCTCTTGCTGTCGGTGCGCCGACCGATACGGGCGCGGTCAACCGCCTGCATGCCGCAGGCTTGGCCGGAGTGACGGACATTTTTTCCCAGCACGCCTACCTCAACACGGGCAGCATTACGGCTACGGGGACGGCGGCAACTACCGCTCTCATTCCCGGCCAGTATGCGCAGGTTAGAGTGCCTGCCGGGACTCACAGCACGATTGTCTTTCCCTTCACAGGGCCTAACGGTCAACATAATTATTCCAACTTTGCGGGATTCTCCATTCCGTGGCGCATACCCGGCGCAGGCAAAATTACCATAGGCATCGGACGAGGCAGCAAAACGACAAGATCTGATTTAACGCTGGATTCTTACAGCGTCATCCCCGGTAACAATCTGGCCCACAACAGCGGCGAAATTCTGGACATTACCTTTGATAATATCAGAGACACACAGCGCAACGGCTATACGGTGCGAGTGCGTGAGATTTACGCGCTGACAGCCGCAGATGGCTGGAAAGTGAAAACCACAACCAGCTTTATTCCGGCCTCCCATAACGAGCCTATACCTTCAATCGTTAATAAAATTATCTATCATCAACGAACCCAGTACAAATTCGAGAGCGAATATATTTCGTACGGCAGCCTCTATTTGCTGACGGGCGGAGGGCAGACGGTGCAGCTGCATAAAATTGCGGCGGTGCGCGGCGTTAATGCCTTTGAAACGGGCGTAGGGATTAGTTCGATAGTTACTGATTTGCCGGGGAACGCGAGCGGGGATGTGTACATGCAGGTGGGGTCTGCGGTGCGCACCCTCTACCAGCCCGGCAACATCAATCCCGTTTATTACGCGCTGGAAGCATTGGCAAGAAACGATATTGAAGCCGAAGAAACGGCAGATTTTGTGGACATTAACATACCCCTCTAATGATGAACGACGCAGAAATACAAATTCAGTTTCCGAAGCCTGGAACATGGCAGGAATTCACCCTGACGCCCATTTATCAGGACGCGGACGGTTACACCCGGACAGACCGCTACACAGCGGACGAGATACCAGCGGAACAGGCTCCGGCAATGGAGTCCGTAGTTGCTGCGCTGGTGGGATTGGGTGAGGACTGGCAGGCGGTGCAGGTGTGGGCAAGGCTGGGAAAAGATGCCCTGACCCTTGCGGAGGATGGTGCCTATACAATGATTGATGCGGTGTCTTTGACTGTTGAAGCCGTCCATGCGGAGACAAAAGGTCGCAGGATTTTTACAGCCTCGGACTACCCGGCTTTTATCATCACGGAACCCGCCGCCGTGGAGTTTTTCAAGCATTTCACTAAACAATAAACCATGAACATCAATAAACAAGACATTGAAAAGGCCCAGCAGGCGGCATCCGCCCGCTGGGGGAATTGGGTCAAGTACGTCATCGGTGCCATTATCGGGGCGTTGGCCGCTGCTGGCTATATCACCGTGACTGGCTGCGGTCATTCCGTGGACGTGACGCCGGAAAAGACGGTGGTATGCAAGGACGGCTCCTGCCTGGTGCTGGAACCGGGGCATATCTCCTACAGTCAGGCCCAGCCTGTTACGGACGTTCCGCCCATCGTGCAAAC